CAAAGAAGACGAAGACGGCAACAAAATCACTGACGTCATGGGTATTCGTGCCGCCTGTAAAGTAATGAAAACACGCTATGCCAAGCCCTTTGAAGGCGTGCAGGTCAAGATTCCCTATGAGACCGGTATGAGCCCTTACAGTGGTCTTGTGGACTTGATTGAGAAAAAAGGCATGCTCAAACGCGAAGGCAACAGCTTGGTGTTTACTACCAGCGACGGCGAGATCATCAAGAAGTTCCGCAAAGCCTGGGAAAAGAACGACGATGGTTGTCTTGACACTGTGATGAAAGACTTCGGAAATCATAAAGAAGCGGTAAGTATCACTGAGGATTCGGAGGAGGCATAATGCACGAAACAGTAGCAAGTGAAATTTGGGGCGAATTAAAGCGATACGTAAACACTGTGGATCGAGCCGAAGCAGCTGAAACAGTGGTCAGTATCTTGATTGATAACGATTGTGATGTCGATGATATCAAGTCTGCATTTTCTGGAGACAAGGACATCAAGCTTGCTCTAAGCAACTATTTAGATCAAGGCGAGGACGAATCAGAGTATGAAGAAGATGAAGACGACGATGAATCAGACTTTGATCGAGATTGGGAAAACTAATCAAACAACAGCTTTGAACAACAACAGGCTTGTCCTGTTGTTGTCATTTAACAGCCAAAAATAACATGTGGTATAACAAAGTGGTATCTGATCTTGGCAATGTGCCAGATTTCATTGCTCACTACGAGAATGAACTGCAATCTGCTAAATCTGAGTGCCGCATCGGTGGAGTAGTGGAACGCAATATCAAAGAGTTGCCGGGAGTCACTGAGCATCGTTTTAATCAACTACAAGAGATTGAAGCTGTATTGAATTATCTCAATATTCAATTGAGAAAAATTCGCAGAAAGCATTTCCAAAAATATTTGGAAGCTTATGCACGAGCACTCACCAGCCGCGACGCTGAAAAGTATGTGGACGGCGAAGATGAAGTTGTTGACTTTGAAACCATAATCAACGAAGTTGCATTGCTGAGAAACAAGTGGCTGGGCATCATGAAGGGTCTCGAAACAAAACAGTGGCAAATGGGCCATATTGTGAGACTCCGCGCAGCAGGCATGGAAGATATAACAATATAATGTTTTTTCAAAATCACGAACAAAGTCATGCTCACAGTTTAGAAACACTGAATTGGCTATACGAGCATGATGACTTCATGGCCAGCATAGATACTTTAATTGATCTTGGCTGCGGCGCTGGTCTAGATCTTGAATGGTGGGCAACTCGAACCACACGTGATGAGAATGCACAACCGTTGAATATTAATTGCACAGGATTGGATTTAGTCGATAGCCTAAGTGTAGCGCATCGTTATCCCAACATTGTGTATCAACGCAATAACTTTGAACAGCAAATCTACACACCCAAAAAGAAAAAGTATGACGTATTATGGTGCCATGATGCTTTTCAATATGCAATCAATCCACTGCAAACTCTCAAGCTTTGGTGGGACATTGCCGAATCGGGTGCCATGCTGTGTTTGATTGTGCCGCAGACCACTAACATCGAACATCGCAAATTGAAATTTATTCAACCACAAGGTTGCTATTATCATTACTCGATTGTAAATTTGATTCACATGCTGGCTGTGTCGGGCTGGGATTGTGAATCGGGATTCTTCAAGAAGTTCCCCAACGACCCTTGGTTGCATGCTGTGGTATATCGTAGCGATCGCGGCCCTCAAGATCCTGCTACCACATCCTGGTATCAACTGGCTGAACAAGGGTTGCTGCCCAAATCTGCAGCCAACAGTGTTCAACGTCACGGATATGTTGTGCAAGATGAATTGGTATTGCCGTGGCTGGATAAAAATCTAACTTGGTTTGGTCAACAATGAAAATAACTCAACCTGGTTTCATGTGCGGATGCGATACACTGTATTTTAATCAACTTGGCAAAATATTATATGCATCTGTCAGGGAACATGCACCCTGGGCACACATGCACTTTCATATTTTTGATGCAACCACAGATGATCTGGCCTGGACAAGTTCTCAAGAGAACTGTAGTGCAAGCAGTGAGGTAACCCCGGCTGAATACAATCAAAACATTGAACAACGTCGAGCTTACTGGTCTAACATGCGATGGGTAAGAGTATTGGATTATTATGATGATACAACTCCTGTGATTGACATTGATGCTGATTGTGTTATGGTTAAACCCTTGAGTCAAGAACAGTTTCTATCTGACTTGCAACGCAGTTGGGTTCCCACGGCCCCCAAACGTGATCAGCGAAGTTTAGCCAGTGCCGTGGGATTTGCTCCAGACCAAGCTAGATATCGATTTGCTGAATTGTTATTAGACATAAAAAACAATAGCTACTTTCGGTGGGCGGACGATCAGCGTATGTTAGATATCATGATTGATACCGGGGAAATTAGTCTAATGGATTTACGATATACTGATTATAAATTCAAAGACAGTTCATATGTTTGGACTGGCAAAGGTGAAAGAAAAAACGGTGCCAAAAAAGGTTGGCGATTTGTTGAAGTCAGTAAAAAATATCAATGATTAAATATGCGTATGCACTGAACATGCCTGGTGAGCACACTAAATGGACGCTGGAACCGTGGAAGAAAAAAGGACTCCGGGTATTTGATACTGTAAAACAAGTACCCGATGGCTATGTATTAATTGCCAGTCACTATGCCCCTTGGTGGAGTCCACTTAAAGAATACATTGCCCAAGGCAGACCTTACATTGAAATTGAATATGGATACTGGGGACCGGACACACCTCGACGAGAAACACGTAGAGTAACTTATAACGGGCACCATAACATGAATATGCAAGCTGTTCCCCATAGCAGATCACATTTATTTCCTATGCCTGGACACAATACTTGGCGAACCACTCCAGGGGAATATGTGCTAGGGATACAGCCCGTCGAATCTGTGTTACTAGAACGCACTGGAGAAAATTTAGATCAATTTAGACAACGTATTGCTGATACTATTGCTCCGTATTGGTCAGGACCTATCAAGTGGCGTAAGAAGATGGGTGCAAAGTTTGCTAGATTTGAAACATTTCGAGAGCAAGTGGTCAGTGCCCATGCCGTGGTAGGTGAGCGAACCATGGCCTGTGTTGAAGCATGGTTGTTGGGTGTGCCAGCATACACAGTAGATCCATCAATGACCACACTGCTCATGGGCAGCATTGAGAATTTAGCAAAACCAGTGTACCCTGATCGTGCTGCCTGGTGGGAACATGTCTGCTGGAGCCAGTTTAACAGAACAGAATTTGAAACAACTACACCTGCTGATTTAGTAGAACAGTATCAAATTTTAGCTCAATAAATACTGCCATGATATATCAAGATTGGCAAATATTAGACGACGATAGCAGTTTTCACAGCAGTGTCAAGCGATTACGCAAACAAGGCAAATCTGGAGATATTCTACTTTATCAAAAGGATAATTTAGATCGTGCATTAGAGTTGGTAAAGAATTGGACAGTTGCAATTGACGGCGGCGCCAATTACGGTCTAATGAGTTATCATATGAATTCAAAGTTTCAACAAGTGCTGGCGTTTGAAATAGACCATCAACTAAGAACTTGTTTGGAAGCCAACATGAAAACATTTTCATGCTCAAATGTAAAGATTGAATCATGCGGTCTCGGCGACACAGAAAAGTCTGTGGATCTTGTGAGAACCGGCAAGAGTTTTGGAAATTTTGTAGACCCCAATGCCGAAACTGGCAACTTCCCCATTAGATCCATCGACGGCTACAATTTAACCAATGTGGGATTTATCAAACTAGACTGTGAAGGCTACGAGCCCTTGATTATACAAGGTGCCGAGCAAACAATCAAACGCTCGTTTCCTGTGATACTAATGGAACGAAAAGTTTTGGTCAAAAAATACAACTTCGGTAGTCATGCAACAGAAGAACTTCTACAGAGTTGGGGATACAACCGGCTCATCAATTTAGGTAAAGATGTTATTTTGGCCAAAACCTAAATACCGTCAATACCCACTAATAAATATCCACATGAAAATTGTTATTGTTACAGGCGGATTCGATCCGCTGCATTCGGGTCACATTGCCTACTTCAAAGCAGCAAAAACTCTTGGGGATTGGTTGGTTGTTGGACTCAATTCTGATGACTGGTTGGTTCGTAAAAAAGGTAGACCTTTCATGCCCTTGCAAGAGCGAATGGTCATTGTAGGCAATCTTGCAGTGGTGGACGAAGTGGTGGTCTACAACGACGACGATGGCTCCAGCTGTGATGCAATTCGACTGGTCAAACAACGCTACCCTGATGCTGAAATTGTGTTTGCCAACGGCGGCGATCGCACTCGGGAAAACATTCCAGAAATGGTGTTTGATGATGTGGAGTTTGTGTTTGGCGTGGGTGGAGAAGACAAGAAAAACAGTTCAAGCTGGATTCTTGAAGATTGGAAGAAACCCCGAACACAACGCGCCTGGGGATACTATCGAGTGTTGCACGAAGTCGGTAATCACGTCAAACTCAAAGAACTAACAGTAAATCCCAAGACATGCTTGAGCATGCAACGACACGAAAAACGTGCGGAGTTTTGGTTTGTGGCTGAAGGTGAAGCCACAGTATACACAGTAGACCCAGCCAGCACTGATTCAGAAGTATTGTCTACCCCCATTAGACATCAGCATACTTGGATTAGGGTAAATCAATGGCATCAGTTATGCAATGAAACCGATCAGCCTCTCAAATTGATTGAAATTCAATACGGTGACAACTGTGTAGAAGAGGACATTGAACGACGATGAAACCTATTCCTATATTTGTTGGATACGATCCCAGGGAAGCTGTGGCCTATCATGTGTGTGCCAATTCCATTATTAGAAATGCATCTGCGCCAGTGGCCATTATACCATTGGCCTTGAATTTGTTTGATGACTACAAAGAAACTCACACCGACGGCAGTAATCATTTTATCTACAGTCGTTTTTTGGTTCCACATCTTATGGAATACACAGGCCATGCTATATTCATCGACGGTGACATGATTATTCGCGGAGACATTGTGGAACTTTGGAAT